TGGTATAGGAGCTTCTCTAATGATGCTTGCTAGCTATTATGGACCAGGATTCCACGGCAACTTAACTGCAAACGGAACTGTATTTAATAGTGAAGCAAGTACAGCAGCACACAAGACACTTCCATTCGGGACGAAGCTGCAAGTTTGTTATCGTACTTGTGAAGTAGTTACAATTACAGATCGTGGTCCTTTCATCCCTGGAAGAGAACTAGATCTTAGTGAAGGTACAGCACATAGAATTGGATTAGCCTATATTGGTGTTGATGAAGTAGAAGTTACTAGAGTTCAATAGCTAAATAGATTTAATGGAGGGTGCAATTCCCTCCCTAGCTCTAGACAGCCAAGTCTTAAAAATGGTCTTACTTACTAGAACAAAACATACATGAACTATTACTTTAATGACCACTACAATTACGCTACAAAAACAACAGAATATTTGGAATGACTTTTGTGACTGGGTAACCAGTACTAACAACCGACTTTATGTTGGTTGGTTCGGAGTCCTAATGATTCCAACATTACTAGCAGCTACAACCTGCTTCATCATTGCATTCATTGCAGCACCACCAGTAGACATAGATGGCATTCGTGAACCAGTTGCAGGATCGCTCCTGTACGGAAATAACATTATATCGGGAGCAGTTGTCCCGTCTTCAAACGCTATCGGACTTCACTTCTACCCCATCTGGGAAGCAGCAAGTCTTGATGAATGGCTATACAACGGCGGACCATTTCAACTGGTCATCTTTCACTTCCTTATCGGTATCTACGCTTACATGGGACGCGAATGGGAACTTAGTTATCGACTCGGAATGAGGCCCTGGATCTTTGTTGCTTACTCTGCTCCGGTTGCCGCAGCTTCTGCTGTCTTCCTTGTTTATCCGTTTGGACAAGGTTCTTTTTCCGACGCTATGCCTCTTGGCATTTCCGGTACTTTTAATTATATGTTGGTATTCCAAGCCGAGCACAACATACTTATGCACCCCTTCCACATGCTCGGGGTTGCTGGTGTATTTGGTGGAAGCTTGTTCTCAGCTATGCATGGAAGTCTTGTTACATCTTCACTCGTTCGTGAGACAACTGAAAATGAATCCCATAACTACGGTTATAAATTTGGTCAAGAGGAGGAAACGTATAATATCGTGGCTGCTCATGGTTACTTTGGCCGTCTCATCTTTCAATACGCTTCATTTAACAACAGCCGTAGTCTTCACTTTTTCCTTGCTGCCTGGCCTGTGGTTGGTATCTGGTTTGCTGCCTTGGGAGTAAGTACCATGGCATTTAACTTAAATGGTTTTAACTTTAATCAATCTATTGTTGATAGCAATACTCACGTTATTAATACCTGGGCAGATGTTCTGAATAGAGCTGGTCTTGGTATGGAAGTAATGCATGAACGTAATGCACATAACTTTCCACTTGACCTTGCTTAAGTGAGATAGATCTAAAGAGGGGTGCAATTCCCCTCATCACTATTGGCTTTAGCCCTCTACGGAGGATACCTTTAGCCGTCTAGACGGTGGGATAGACCACAACTAAAAACTAAATATTACTCAAAGATCTTTGAGAGTCGTACATAATTAACTCTCTACAAAACAATGGCACATCAGTCTTCAGACCTAACAACCAATTTGGTTAATCTAGGTCAATCTAATCTTTCCGGTGATAAGCGAGCTCTTTATTTGAAGCTCTTCTCTGGTGAGATGTTCAAAGGCTTCCAGCACAATGCAATCGCTCGCGATCTTGTGATGAAGCGTACACTTAAGAACGGCAAATCATTGCAGTTCATCTATACCGGTCGTACAACGGCTGAGTATCATACCCCCGGAAATGCAATCCTCGGTAACTCCGATGGTGCTCCTCCCGTGGCAGAGAAGACCGTCACGGTTGACGACCTTCTTATTAGCTCCGCGTTCGTTTATGATTTAGACGAAACACTCAGTCATTATGATTTGAGGTCGGAGATCTCACGTAAGATCGGATATGCTCTCGCAGAAAAGTATGACCGTTTGATCTTCCGTGCAATTGCTCGTGGTGCTCGTGCAGCATCCCCAGTAAGTGCAACTAACTTCGTTGAGCCCGGCGGTACACAGATCCGTGTAGGTGCTACTACTAACGAATCTGATGCTTTCTCCTCTACCGCATTGATTGCTGCTTTCTATGACGCAGCTGCTGCAATGGACGAGAAGGGAGTTTCTAGCGATGGCCGCTGTGCCGTCCTGAACCCACGTCAGTACTACGAATTGATTCAAGCTGTAGGTTCCAATGGTCTTGTTAACCGTGACGCTCAGGGCACTGCTCTGCAAGGCGGCAACGGCATCATCGAGATTGCTGGTATCCACATCTACAAGTCAATGAACATCCCCTTCCTTGGCAACTACGGCACCAAGTACGGCGGTACTTCTGGTCAAACATCTCCTGGCAATACCGGTGACTTCATCGGACCTGCCTTGGAAGATGCTTCCGGCGCTACTACCGGTATCAACAATGACTACGGCACAGCCGCAGAAGTTGCTGCTACATCTTGTGGTCTTATCTTCCAACGTGAAGCAGCCGCTTGTGTTGAAGCAATCGGTCCTCAAGTACAAGTCACCAGTGGTGATGTCTCTGTGATTTATCAGGGCGACGTTATCCTTGGCCGTCTTGCAATGGGCGCAGATTATCTGAACCCTGCTGCAGCTGTTGAGCTGTATGTAGGCGCTACTGCACCTTCTGCATTCTGATTTAAATACTCTTTTAGGGTCTCTTCGGAGGCCCTTTTTTTTACCTTAAAATATTATGGCTTTTCCTACCACTAATGCACAGCGAGAGCTGCCAGCTGTAAATCAAATACTACAGTCATGTGGTCAAGCGCCTGTGACAACCCTAGATCAAACCAACCCGGACGTTGCGATTGCCTATCAGACTTTGTTAGAAGTCTCACGGGAAGTACAGGCGGAAGGATGGTCATTCAATAAGGAATATCATTATGAAATGAATCCTGACACAAACAATGAAATACTTATTCCTAATAACATACTGCAAATTGATGCGACACAAAATGCAGCAAATGCTCAAATTGATGTCATAAGAAGGAATGGCAAATTATATGAAAAGATACACCATACTTTTACATTTACAAAACCAATTGAGTGTGACATCACTTGGCTATTAGATTGGATAGATCTACCTACACCTATTGCTGATTACATTACCTGTAGAGCAGCCAAAACAGTTTCAAGCAGAATTGTAGGTGATGGAAATCAATACCAAATGCTCCAACAAAAAGAACAGGAAGCAAAAGTTGCAGTAATGGAATACGAATGCAATCAAGGTGATTACACCTTCTTCGGGCATCCTGGTAATACAAATACATACAAAAGTTACAAACCGTACAACGCACTATTACGTTAAATGGCAGCAATTACTCAACGGATCTCCAGCTATCTAGGTGGTGTATCAAAACAATCAGACGATAAAATGCTCCCCGGACAGGTCCGTGAGTGCTTCAACGGCTTCCCTGATGCTACATACGGTCTAACAAAAAGACCTGGCTTTAAGCACATTGCAAATCTAGAAGGAGCGGTTACCGATAAAGGGAGGTGGTTTTATATAAATAGAGATGATGATGAAGTATATATTGGTAGAATTTATGGAGGAACTGGGACAAACATAGCAGGTCCAGCTGGGATTAAAGTGTGGAATGCAGTAACTGGAGTTGAAGCAACAGTTACCTATGAAACAGGAACACAAAACTATTTTCAAACAAACAGAGAATCACTTAAAGTACTTACTGTACAAGACACAACGATTGTAGTTAACACAGAACAAGTTGTAGCAGCTTCAAGCACAAATAGCCCAAGTGTTTCTGTAACAACAGTGTCAAGTGTCGGTGCATTACCTACAAGTGGAACACATAATACTGTTTCAAAGATTGTCAACACAACAGGCATGATAGATGATTATTACGTAAAATTTATCGCCAACAATGGTTCAAACGGTGCGGGTTATTACGAAGAAACTATTGAACCTGGAATTTCACTTGGTGTAGACAGCAGTACAATGCCACATGAGCTTGTGAATACAGGTCTAAACACTTTTCATTTTAAAAAAATTACCTACACCGATAGATTAGTTGGTGATGACATAACTAACAGTCAGCCTAGTTTTGTAGGAGAAAAGATAACTAATGCATTCTTTAGTGACGGACGGTTTGGATTTCTTTCAAAAGATAATGTAAGTCTAAGTCAGGCAGGAGACTTCTTTAATTTCTACTTTAAGTCAGCACAAACATCAATTGATTCTGACCCCGTTGATATCAGCTGCTCTTCAGTAAAACCTACTGCTTTAAATGCTGTGATTCCCACTGCACAGGGTATTCTGTTGTTTTCGAATAAGCAGCAATTTATGCTGTACTCTGAAACAGGAGTACTGACACCATCAACAGCAACTATTAGAAAAATCTCTAATTATGAGATGAATTCAAATATTGATCCAGTAGATGTAGGTACTAATATAAACTTCATAAGTAAGACACCTGGATATACACGTGTATTCAGTATGGTCACAAGGGGGCAAGAAGATAACCCACAGGTATTAGATCTATCTCGCGTGGTGAAGGAGTGGGTTTCACCAGACATCGATCAGCTAGTAGGTAGTCCACAGAACTCTATGGTTCTCTTAGCAAATCAAGACAGTAGAGAACTTTTCACCTTCCGTTATTACAACGATGGAAGGGAGAATTTAATGGAGGCTTGGACTAGCTGGATTATGCCTTCAAAAGTCCAGTTTTGTGTAATTGACCAGGATGATATGTATATTATCGGCATGACAGATAGCCAAACAGTGTTACTAAAAGCTGCGCTAAGTCAAAGTCCACAGGAAGCAATTCTAGTAACCAGTCAAAGGCAAAAGGTAAATCCTTGTATGGATTACTACGCAACTGCATCTAGTGTTGTGTACGACTCCGTAAATGACCTAAGCAAATGCTATCTACCATATGACGACATTGCCGAATTAGATCCAGTACTCATTATTAAAGGAGGAGTACCAGTACAAAACAATATTGATATTAGCGATACTGGTGGACTCGATACTGGTAGACTCGATACATTCTATAATCCAGAACCTCTTCCATTAAATGACTTAGTTGAGTCAGGATATACTATTACTCCCGAACGTGGAACTGATAGTACAGGACCGTATTTTATCGTTCCAAATAGAGATGTAACTGCTATTGCAAGTGAGGTGATCGTTGGT